ATGCTGGATCCCTTTACGGCCCTAGCCGCCATCTCCACAGCCGTCAAGCTGGTCAAGAAAACCGTGGCCACGGTGCAGGACATTGAAAGTCTTGGGCCAGTCTTAGGCCAGTACTTTAGCGCCAAGGCTGACGCAATCGAAGTGGTCAGCAAGGGTGGCTTCTCAGGGTCAGCCAAAGGCCAAGCCATTGAGCTTGAGATGGCGATTGAGAGCGCCAGGGTTTTTGAGGAATCCATCAAGATGCTGTTTTTCAGCTCAAATAAAATGGATGTGTGGCAAAAGATCGTTGCCCGCACTGCCAAGATTGAGCGCGATCATGCCATTGCCGAAGGCAAGCGCAAGGCGGCAGCGGCAAAGCATAAAAAGGAAATGGATGAGGTCATCACCATCGTGCTGATGCTCCTGATTTTTTTGCTGGTCTGTGGCGGGGTTGGTTGGGTTGTCTACGAGGCCATGCAGCAATGCAAAGGTAAATGCTGATGGCAGACGAGCGTTTAAACCTAGTTGACAAGGTGCTGGCCTATGTGTCCAGCCCGTTCCGTCTGTTTGCGATGGTGCTGATGGCTGTCCTGACCTTTGCGGGCTACTTTGTCTATGCCAACCAAGACCTTCTGATCGGTGCTTACAAGGAGTCCAAGAAGATTCCAAGCATTGCAGAGGACAGGGTAGAAGACGCTGCTGCCCACCTGTTCAAGCAGTCGGGCGCTATCGTGGTGGCGGTGTTCAAGGTCAATACGATGTTTGGCACTCGCGTCCTGCACCGCGCCTACGCCAAGGACGGCAGGGACAAGACCAACGATGGGCTGGATGTGGGGCTGTTTACACAGAACGCAGCCAACAATGCCGATGTGGTTAGGTTGATGGCAAGCGAGATTCCCTGCGGCGAATACAAGTCAGCGCAGTCCGAGATGGGGCTGTGGTACATAACCAAGGGCGTTGGCTACACCTGTCGGGTGGGCATCCCCCCAGAGCCGGGGCGTTTTATTGGGCAGATCACAGTCGGCTGGGCCACTGAGCCTGAAGACATTGACAAAGCCCGCGCTATGCTTCAAATTGCAGCAACCATGTTATCCAGGAGCAAACAATGAACCAAGAACTGCAAAAATACTACGAAGACCGCTTTGATCTGTTCTCCCGTCCTGGCTGGACCGACATGATGGAAGATATTGACGTCATGCTGGATGCGCTAAATAATGTCTCTACCATTGCTGACGAAAAAAGTCTACAATTCCGTAAGGGCGAGATTTCAATCCTGACTTGGCTGATAACCTTGAAAGAGATCAGCGAACGAGCCTACGAGGACTTGAATGAAAAGAATGTATGAATTTGTCTGCGATTGCAGCAAACGCACTGAGGCGTTTACCGTTTATGAGACGGCAAGCGTGCAGTGTTCGTGCGGCGGGCTTGCCCACCGCGTTATCAGCGCTCCATCGTTTAATTTGGAGGGATGGTCTGGGCACTTTCCTACGGCTTACGCCAGGTTTGAGCAAAGACACACCGACAAGTTGAATGCGGAGCGCAAAGCCAACTCATAAGCGCGAAACGCCGAGTTGATTATCCTACAACCATTTTGGCAGGAACCATAATATGTTGATTGACGACGAACAAGAGCCGCTAGGCGAACTCGAAGTAGAAGAGAAAAAAGCCGAACTTCCTGACAAGTACAGGGCCAAAAGTTTGGAAGAAGTCGTTCGGATGCACCAAGAAGCTGAAAAGCTAATCGGTAAGCAAGCCCAGGAAGTGGGCGAAGTCCGAAAACTTGCTGACGAGTTGCTCAAGCAAAACCTCAGTTCTAAGCAGCAGCGTATTCAGGAGGAAGAACCTGAAGTTGACTTTTTTGAGAACCCTCAAAAAGCAGTTCAAACGACGATTGATAGGCACCCAGATGTTCTCGCAGCCCGGCAAGCCGGCCTCGACTTCAAACGGATGCAGATTCAGCAAAAGCTAACGCAAGAGCACCCTGACTACTCCCAAGTGGTCGGTGACTTGGAGTTCCAAAGCTGGGTGAAGTCTTCACCCGTGCGACTGGGACTCTACGCGAGGGCAGACGCTGAGTTCGACTATGACTCGGCCAATGAATTGTTGTCCACCTTCAAGCAACTTCGCGGCATCAAGGCAAAGGAATCGGAACAGGCCAGCAGCGCTGTACGAACCAAGTCGATGAAAGCCGCGCAGGTTGACGTAGGTGGCTCTGGCGAGAGTTCCAAGCGAGTCTACCGACGTGCCGACCTTATTCGTCTCAAGATGACTGACCCGAACCGGTACGAGACCCTGAGTGATGAAATCATGCAGGCTTATGCTGACGGGCGTGTTCGATAATTTAATTTTGGAGTTTCCATCATGGCAAATACTGCTTTTTCCCCCACAAACTCGGTAACGACTACCTCCGCAGCTAACTTCATTCCAGAAATCTGGAGTGACGAAATTGTTGCTGCCTACCGCAAGAAACTCGTCTTGGCCAACGTGGTCAAGAAGATGTCTTTCAAAGGCAAAAAGGGCGACACCGTTAACATCCCTAGCCCAGCCCGTGGCAACGCCTCGGCCAAAGCTGCGACTGACGCCGTTACTCTGATTGCAGAGAGCGACACCAACATTCAAGTGCTGATCAACAAGCACTATGAATACAGCCGTCTGATCGAGGACATCGTCGAAGTGCAAGCCCTGACCAGCCTGCGTTCTTTCTACACGGAAGACGCCGGCTACGCCCTGGCCAAGCGCATCGACACTGACCTGGTTCAGTTGGGTCGCGCATTCAACGGCGCCACTGTCGGCACTGACGACTACGCCACCAGCAACACGGCCACCAAAGCCTTTGTTGGCTCTGACGGCACGACTGCTTACAACAGCACGACTTCCAACGCTGCTGCTCTGACTGATGCTGCTATCCGCCGCACCATCCAGCGCCTGGACGACAACGACGTTCCTATGGACGGCCGATTCTTCCTGATCCCACCGTCGAGCCGCAACACCCTGATGGGTCTGGCCCGCTATACCGAGCAAGCGTTCATCGGCAACGGCGACGCTATCCGCAACGGTGAAATCGGTCAACTGTACGGCATCGCTGTGTTCGCTTCTACCAACGCCGACAACGGCGCTGGCAATAGCGCCGCCGACCGTATCTGCCTGATGGGTCACAAGGACTCGATGGTTCTGGTCGAGCAGATCGGCATCCGTTCACAGACTCAGTACAAGCAGGAATACCTCGGTACCCTGTTCACGGCTGACACCCTGTACGGTGTGAAGGCTCTGCGTACCAGCGCCACCAGCACCGCATCCAACGCCTCTGGCGCGTTCGCTTTGGCTGTTCCAGCCTAATGATGATCCCCCGGCCACAAGCCGGGGGGTTATCCTACACAGGAGTAAGAAATGGCTGCTGCATCCGCAATCACTTCCCGTCGCGGGAATGATCAATTCCGAGGTATCTTCTCCGATACTTGGGCTATCACCTGCACCTTGGACACTGCCGAAATTGCAGACCAAGCTACTGGAACCGACACAGTTACTGTTCCCGGTGTTGCATTGGGCGACATGGTTATCGGTCTTTCGGCTGGCGTAAGCGAGGGCGGGCTTGTTCGCCGCGCCTATGTTTCAGCCGCAAATACCGTGACTATTGCCAGCTCAAACACCACCGGCGGTGCTGTTAATCTGGCGTCTACGACCGTTAAACTGGTTATTGGCCGCATGGTCTAAACAACGGGGGGCTTCGGCCCCCTGTTTTTTGAAAGAAAATAATGGCTACCTATCGTTGCATTCAGAGTGGTAATACGGTCACGTTCACCCTAGCGCACGACATTCAAACAATGAAGGGCCACGGCGGCTACGTTTTGATTGACGAGCCTGTTGTTGAGCCTGAAGTAAATGAACCGGCCAAGCGCACGGGTCGCCCTCGCAAAGTTGTTGAAACTGTTCAGGAGTAAATCATGTACGGAAAAGCACCAAAGATGGCCAAGAAGGCCATGCCAGTCACAGTCGTAGTTGCCGTTGGCAAGCCAAAGCCGCTGCCCAAGCGCGGCCAGCGCACCGCCACCAACAAGGCGAGCAAGAAGAAATGAAAACCAAGGCTGAAAAGAAAATCAGCAAGGTCATGCGCGAGTACAAGGCCGGCGGCCTGCACTCGGGCAAGGGCGGCAAAGTCGTCAAGAACCCCAAGCAGGCCATCGCCATCGCGCTGTCGCAGGCTGGGAAGGCGAAGAAGAAATGAAGCCCGGTCTGTATGCTGCAATCAATGCCAAGAAGGCCCGCATTGCTGCGGGTTCTAAAGAGAAGATGCGTAAGCCTGGCACAAAAGGCGCGCCGACACTCGCCGCTTTTAAGCAGTCTGCCAAGACTGCCAAGAAGAAATGAAAACGCCTGCTTGGCAACGAAAAGAAGGCCAAGCCAAGACGGGGGGCTTGAATGCCAAGGGCCGTTCGTCTTATAATGCCGCAACCGGTGGCAGTCTCAAAGCCCCGGTCAAGTTAGGCGACAACCCTAGGCGGGCCTCCTTTTTAGCACGGATGGGCAACATGCCCGGGCCTGAGTACAAGGATGGTGAGCCTACGCGGCTTCTGTTGTCCTTGAAGGCTTGGGGCGCGTCGTCCAAGACGGATGCTAAGGCAAAAGCCAAGGCCATCTCAGCCAGGAACAAAAAATGAGGCCCATATCCGTTGGTTTAAAGCTGGTCGGGGCAACGCAGACCACCATATACAAAGCGCCGACGGGTTACTACGCCAAGTTCAACTTGTTGTATATCCACAACACGGGTGCCAACAATAAGTACATCACGGTGCAGTGGTACGACTCAAGCGCTAATGTTAGCGTTGACATCCTGACGCAAGTGCCGTATTCGTCCAAAGCCTATACCCAGTTCAGCAATGCCTATGTGGTCTTGGAAGAGGGTGACGAACTTCGCGTAATCACGGAAACCGCCAGCGTGTTCGACATCATCGCCACTTTTGAAGAAGTAGGATTGACCCGCCAATGACATATTTACAACTCATCAATGACGTGCTGATCCGGTTGCGCGAGACGCAAGTTTCGACCAATGGCGAGACGGCTTACTCAATCCTTATCGGCAAATTCATCAACGACGCCAAGCGCCAGATCGAGGACGCCTACGCTTGGAATGTGCTGGGCCAGACGATCACCATCACGACCAATGCCAGTGATCACATCTACTCGCTGACTGGTGCCGGCCAGAAGTTCCAAGTCATGGACGCCATCAACACGACAGCCAATGTCGGCCTGCGGAACATCAGTTTCGTAGAGATGAACCGGTTTCAAAACTTCGTGCCGTCAGTCACCGGCATCCCTGAGTACTTCTCGTTTGACGGCGTTGATACCAACGGCGACACCAAGGTGGTGCTGTACGCCCGCCCTGACGGGGTCTACAACCTGCCGTTCTCGCTGACCGTGCCCCAAGCCACTCTGTCGGCCGACAGCACGCTGGTGATGGTTCCCGATAGCTTGGTGGTACAGAACGCCTACGCCCGGGCGCTGGTAGAGCGCGGCGAAGATGGCGGTCTTAACTCATCGGAGGCCTATCAGCTTTACCGAGGTATGCTGTCTGACTACATCGCCTTAGAAGGCACGCGCTACCCAGAAAACCAAGAGTTTGTCGCGGTATGAGCCAAGCCCTCCAGACCGTCAGCATCTCAGCTCCTCAGGATGTAGTTCTGAAGTTAGTGCCTGTGGACATGCTTTCTTGCTCTCACTGCAAGCTATCTAAGCCTTGCAAGGATTTTCCAAAAGCAATTGGCAAGGTACGGGGGTATGCGTGGATATGCAAAAAATGTAAAGCGCAAAAACTTCTGGATAAAAAATCTAGCATGTCAAATGACGATTGGATGCTTTTAAACAGAAAATATTGGCTTAAATCTCAATACAATTTGTCTCTAGCGGACTACAACGCGAAGCTAGTGGCGCAAAACCATAAATGCGCTATTTGCGCGTGCGACGAAACAGAGGCTTATAAGAGCCTACTTTTTGTCGACCATTGCCACACGACAAAAAAAATTCGGGGTTTACTTTGCCATCACTGCAACACCGCACTTGGAAAATTTCGCGACTCGCCTGAAATTCTTGCCAAAGCAATACAGTACTTGGAATCGCAATGAGCCAGATACTTCAAACCTCTGCAATATCGGCACCCGGCTTTTACGGATTGAATACTCAGGACTCGCCTCTGGACTTGGCGGCTGGCTTCGCGCTGGTCGCGACTAACTGCATCATCGACCAGTACGGCCGGATCGGCTCGCGCAAGGGTTGGTCTCGCGTCAATAGCTCGTCTGGCAACCTGGGCGCCAACAACGTCGGCGTCATCCATGAATTGGTGCAGCCTGACGGAACACTGACGGTTCTGTTTGCGGGCAACAACAAGCTGTTCTTTCTGAACGGCTCGAACGCCGTGACAGAATTGACCTACGGGGGCGGGGGCACTGCACCTACCATCACAGCCAGCAACTGGTCCTGCACCTCGCTTAACGGCATCACCTACTTTTTTCAGACCGGCCATGATCCGCTGATCTTTGACCCGGCTGTCAGCACCACAACGTACCGGCGTGTGACTGAGAAGACGGGCTATGTCGGCACCGTGCCGTCGGGCAATATCGTTCTGGCGGCGTTTGGCCGGCTTTGGGTAGCCAATACGGCCACAGTCAAGAACACAGTTTACTTTTCTGACCTGTTGGCTGGCCATGTCTGGTCTACCGGCACGGCCGGCTCGCTCAATGTTGACCGTGTCTGGCCGTCCGGCTCAGACGAAGTGCAGGGTCTGGCAGCGCATAACGGCTTCTTGATCATCTTCGGCAAGCGCCAAATTCTGGTGTACGCCAACGCCACGACGCCTTCGACGATGGCGCTGGCGGACACGGTGGGAGGTATTGGCTGCATTGCCCGCGACTCTATCCAAGCTACCGGCAAAGACGTATTGTTCCTGTCCAACTCGGGCGTTCGCTCGTTTGCCCGGACGATCATTGAGAAGTCCGCGCCGCTGGGTGACTTGTCCAAGAACGTGCGAAGCGATCTGATGGGCATTGTGGCCGGCGAGACGTTGGCCAGCATCAAGTCGGTCTACTCCGAGTCGGAAGCCTTCTATTTGTTGACGCTGCCTTCGGTCAATGAGGTTTACTGCTTTGACACCCGCACGCAGTTGCAGGACGGCTCGTTTCGCATCACCAACTGGAACTCGATCCAGCCGACCGCGCTGCTGTCCAAGCGCAACGGCGATCTGCTGATCGGCAAGAACGGTTACATCGGCAAGTACGGCACCTACCAAGACCACACATCGGCCTACCGGATGCAGTACTTCACCAACCATGCTGACCTCGGCAACGCCAATGTCACCTCGCTGCTAAAGCGGTTGAAGGTGATCGTTATCGGCGGCACGAACCAGTATGTGACGATGAAGTGGGGTTTTGACTTCAGCGCCAACTACCTGTCGGCCAACGTCTTGATCCCGACGCAGGGCGTCTACGAGTACGGCATCGCCGAGTACAACATCGCCGAGTATTCAGATGGCGTGGCGTTGCAAATACTGAGCGCACAAGCTACTGGTAGCGGTAAAATTGTGCAGACCGGTTACGAGGCAAACATTAACGGAGCGCCGCTGTCGATTCAGCGGATTGAAATCCAGTCCAAAGATGGGAAGACGACATGAGTAATTACACACAGTCCACGAATTTCGCCACGAAAGACGCGCTGCCATCTGGCGATCCACTCAAGATCGTCAAGGGCACGGAGATCAACACCGAGTTCAATAACATCTCGGTGGCCATCGCCACTAAGGCTGATTTGACATCGCCTACGTTTACGGGAACGCCTGCCGCGCCCACTGCTTCCGCAGGCAACAATAGCACCCAACTGGCGACTACAGCCTACATAGATTCGGCGATTACGGCCGTCAAGGCCGCGCTGTTCCCCGTAGGCGCTATCTATACGGCCATCGTATCAACCAACCCTGGCACGCTGCTGGGCTTTGGCACTTGGACGGCCTTCGGCGCCGGTCGGGTGCCTGTTGGTTTTGATGCTGGCAATGCGTTGTTTGATACGGCCGAAGAGACCGGTGGCAGCGCAGACGCGATCACAGTAAGCCACACGCACACAGCGACATCAACAGTTACTGATCCCGGTCACGTTCACGCCTTAACATTCAATAATCAAGGCGATGGGTTTGGCGGAACGCCGGCTATGAGCATTATTGCTGGTGGTAACAGCAGGGATGTCAATAGCGCTACTACTAGCATCACAGTCGCAACTACCAACGCATCCACGGGTTCGTCGGGCGCCAACGCCAACTACCAGCCGTTTATCACTGTGTACATGTGGAAACGGACTGCATGATCACGCATCACTTCAGCGATGGCCTATACGCCAAGCAGGCGGTGATACCTGCGGGCACATCCATCCTGAAGCACACGCATGATTTCAGCCACCTGTCGATTCTTGCAAAGGGCAAGGTTGCGGTGATGAAGGGCGAGGCAATAGAAGTGATTGAAGCGCCTGCCTGCATCGAAATTAAGGCTGGAGTGACGCACGGCGTCAAGGCCATCACTGACTGCGTTTGGTTTTGTATTCACGCCACTGACGAGAAAGACCCGTCAAAAGTGGACGAAATTTTGATTGGAGTTTGATATGCCGATTACAGCAGCCTTAATTGGTGGTGGCGCTTCTTTGTTGGGTGGTTTGCTCGGCGGCGGTTCCGCTGAAAGAGCCGCACGGACACAAGCCGCCGCGCAGACTGAGGCCGCACGAATTGCGGCTGAAGAAGCCCGCTTCCGTCCGGTCGGGATCACGACGCGCTTTGGCGGCTCACAGTTTGAGTACGGCCCGGACGGTCGGGTGTCGGGCGCAAGCTACACGCTTGACCCCGCGCTGCGCGCCTACCAAGACCGCTTCTTGGGGCTGGCGGGTGGCGGTCTGTCGCAGGCTGAGATGGCCCAGCAGCAGTTTGCACCTTTGCAACAAGGCGCGCAAGGTCTGTTCGGCCTTGGCCAACAGTACATAGCGCAGTCACCGCAAGCTGCCGCGCAGCAGTACATGACCGGTCAGCAGAACTTGCTGGCCCCAAGCCGCGAGCGTCAGTTCGCGCAGTTGCAGAACCAGATGTTCCAGACTGGCCGTGGCGGCTTGGCCGTCGGCGCAACTGGTGAGCGCCCGAGCGGTGCCGCTGGCCTCGGCGCTGCCAACCCAGACTTGGAAGCCTACTACAACGCTCTTGCCCAGCAAGACGCTGCGTTGGCGGCGCAGTCCATGCAGGCCGGTCAGCAACAGACAGCCTTCGGCGCTGGCTTGCTCGGCACTGGCGGCAACCTGCTGACGCAAGGCTACGGCGGTCAGGTTGCGGCCATGACGCCTTACCAAGCGTACCTGCAAGGCGCGACTGGCTTGGAAGCGCTTGGACAGCAGCCACTGGAGATGGGTTCTGCTTTAGGCGGGCGCATCGCCAACCCAACAGGCAGCCAAGCGCTGCTAACAGGCGGTATGGCTGCGGCTGGCTCAAACGCTGCTGCCAACGCCTACAATCCGTTTGCTACGGCTCTGATCGGCGCATCGCGCAGCCCAGCGCTGACCAACGCGGCGGCTAGTTTGTTTAGCGGCGGAGCGCAAGGTTACATGCCAACCGGCTTTGGTACTGGGTCTGCCTTTGGCAATCAAGACCTTGGCGCATTTCTCTAGGGGGTAAGACATGGCAACCGATATCGTTCAATCCTTATTCGGCGTTACGCCGCAGGCTTACCAGCAGGCCCAGCAAGACCGCGCAGACGCGCAGGCCATGCAATACGCCCGTCTCAGCCCGTTCGAGCAGGCTAACTTTGCCATCGGCCGGGGGGCTACTGGCCTGGCTACCGCGCTAGGCGGCGCGCTAGGCGGTCAAGACCCACAGCTTCAGATGATCAGCGCTCGTCAAGCCATCTCCAAGCAGATCAACTACAACGACCCTACGTCCATCCAGCAGGGTGTGCGTATGCTGTCAGAGGCTGGCGATACGCAGGGTGCAATGATGCTGGCTGATGTCGCTCGGCAGGCCCAAAGTGAGATCGCGCAGACTGGTCAGCGTCAGGCTGCGGGTGTGGCTTCTCTGGCCCAAGCCGGCCGCGAGCGCACGCAAGCATCGCCCAAAGAAGTGCAGTTGGCCCGTGAAGTTGCATCGCTGACCGGCTTTGAAGAAGGCACGCCCCAATACAACACTGCTTACGCAGAGTCGTTGCGTGATCAGATGACCAAAGAGGCCAAAGGCCCAGGCTTCGGTACAGACCGTGAGGCTGTCGCGGCCGAAGTTTACGGCAAGACGTTTGGTAATTTGTCACAGACTGAAAAAGCCGCCGTCAACAAACGTGTCGAAGAAGAAGGCGGGCGCAAAGCTGAAAAAGGCGCCGCCAGGCTGACCAACGTATTGCCGGGTGATAGAGCCTTGGCAGACGTCCCCGCTTTTCGGGCGTCTGTGCAGCGCACAATTGATCCGCAACTGAAAACGCTTACGGCTACCGATCAAGCATTGCAGGCAATTAACGATTCTCTGGCTACGGACAACTTTGCGTCGTTTCGCGCGGCGCAAGTACAGTTTGCCAAAGCCATTGCTGGCGCGGGCGATCTAAGTGCGCGTGAACTTAAAGCGGCCGGTGCTGACCCATCTTTGCTGGGTGGCACCGCCGACTACTTGTCTAGTTTAGCCACATCAACGCCGACAGCCGACACGCAAAAGAAAATCCGCAGCACTCTCCAAGCTATTCGCACTGTTGCGGCCCGGCAAGCAAGCAAAGAAGTCGAGCAGCAGCGCAAGATTGCTTTGCGTTCGCCGGGATACAGCGCTGACGCGGTAAATGAGGCGCTTACATTCACCGAACTATTGGCCCCCGCGCCAGCGCCGGGCGCAGTGAGTGGTGATTTAGCAGCGCAAGCTGCTGCCGAAATTGCACGTCGTGCTGCTGGAAAGGCAAAATAACATGGCCGTCGATTTTACGAAGCTGTCAGATGCTGATTTGCAAGCCATTACTTCAGGCAACCTGACTTCGCTGTCAGACGAGACGCTACGGGCGCTGGCCGGTACGCCTACAGGCGACTACCGTGTTGAGGCGCTTCGTAAAGGCCCAGCAGGTACGGCCGGCATGATTGCCGGTGCAGGCGCGCTTATCGGCGAAAGTTCGGCAGGTAGGGGTTTACCCGAACTGATTCAAGCATTGCGTCAGCCCGGCCCGATTGAACCCCGACGCGAGCCGGGGCAAATCTTCATGGAAGCGCAGCGGCCAGTCTATCAAGGCATCATGGGCGCGCTTGGCGGCACTGGCGCCGAACCGCAGACCGGCGGGCAGAAGATTCTGGCCGGCGGCTTGCAGGCCGTTACAGACCCGCTTTCGTACGCTTTTCCGCCGCTGGCCGGCGTTAAGCGCATGGGTATGCTAGGGCAAACCCTTATGCGCCCTGCTGAGCAGGCCGTTGTAGGTTCCGGCGCAGAAGCCGGAGGTATGGCCGGTGAAGCTGCTGGCGGCAAATTTGACATGCCGGGTACAGGCCGCTTTGTCGGCGGCTTGCTGGGTGGCGGCGGCGCGGCCTATACCGGCGGTACTGCGCTCAAACTTGCACCCGTTGGCGGCAAAGCCTTTGACATGGCCAAGGGCCAGTGGGATAAGGTTCGGGGTACAGACCCTGAAGATGCGCTGCTAAAGGATGTGGACAACCGCATCAGCAACATCTTTATCGCAGCAGGCGCTGCCGACCCTAACTTTATGAAGACCCTGACCGACGCGGCGCAGGCGCAGAAGGGCGTGTCTCTTAAAGCGCCGGGCGGCGTTCAGGTGCAGATGCCGATTTCAGCTTTGCTGGCCGACAATCCGGTCATCAACAACTTCATTCAGAACTTGTCCGCGCGCGACCCTGTGTTCCGCGCTCAGTACGGCGCGCAATTCGAGGCAGCCAAGCAGGCGCTGACCGCCAACCAGATTCGCTTGTTTGGCGACCCAACCAAGGTGGCTGTGACTGTTGCCGGCCCAGACTTGGCCAAGGTGCAAGCCCGCCGCGTCAAATCGCTGGACGAGCAGATCGCCGACGTCTACAAGGATCAGTCGATCGACCCGAACGTGTTCGGCCAGCGTGTGGCTAACCTTGTCGAGAAGAAAGAAAAAGCGGCTTACGCCGAAGTCAAACCGCTGTACACAGAAGCGTTCGACATCGCCAAAGCCAAGAATGTGGAATTGCCTGCCGCATCGGTGGACGACATCTTCAACTTTGTCGCCAGCGAGAAAGCCTCGGATGTCTTCAAGACATTCCCGTCCATCTACAACCGCGTGCAGGCCAGGTTCAAGCCAACCGTGGTTGAGCCGAGCGCCATCCTGACCGCCGAAGGCAAACCAATGACGCCGCGCGGTGTGGAGTTTAGTGCAGCCACGATTGAAGACCTGGACTCGCTCAAGCGCGAGATCAACCGACAGTTGGGCAAGACTGATGTGCCGACTGAAATTCGTTTGCTGTCCGAGTTGAAACAACGCGTTGGTGGTCACATCGACAGCCTTGATCCTGACTTCGTAACTGCCTACCGCAACGCCGACAAAGCATATTTGACAAAAGTTGGCCTGCCGTTTGACGCTGCAACACTCAAGTCGGTTGACCGCAAGAAGTTTGTCGAGCAGATTGCGCCTGCGATCATTGGCAACAAGTCCAACGTCTCTGAGTTTGTCGCGGCCACTGGCCCCGAAGGTCTTCAATTGGCCCGGTCAGCGTTCTTGGATAGTTTTACCAATGCTGCGCTCAAGGGCGACGCGCTGGACCCCAAGGCGGCGGCCAAGTGGCTCAAGAAGAACGAAGGTGGCGTCTCGCTGGTGCCCGGCCTGCGCGACGAGTTGCAGGCGGCAACTACGGACGTGCAGAAGTTGCTGGCCGAACGCACGCGCCTTAACGCTGACTTTAAGCGTGTGGCCGGCGACCAGATCATCAGCGCAGAAGGCATGGGTAGCCCGCAAGATTTGGTCTCCAAGATGTACGGCGACGTCAAGTTCACGAACAAGTTCATGCAGCAGTACGGCGCCAACAAAGACTCCGTCAACGCCGTGCGGTCGTTCATGCTGGACGACCTGGTGACCTCGGCCGACCCAATCGCCGCACTGGCCGACCGCAATAAGGCGGCTGTGTTCAATCGCGTGTTCGGCCCAACTTACGCCCAAAAGGTGCAGGACTTTGTGACTGTCTCTGACCGCATGACCCGTGATTTGACGCAAGTCGGATTTAAGGGCGAGACTGTACCGCGCACGCCAATCGAGCAGTTGACCGGCATCCCGCCCGAGCAAATCCTCTCGCGTATATACAACCCCGTGTCTGGCGCCACTTACGCTATCACTTCACTGTTCAGTAAGTTCTGGGCCAAGAAGGCATCAGAAGCCACTGAGGCGCGTCTCAAAGAGTTGCTGCTGAATCCAAGCGACGCCGTTAAGGTCTTTCAGGCCGTGCAGCCGCGTGCTGCTGCGCTGGACCCCAAGAAGATTCAGGATGCCATCGACATTGGGCGCAAGTACGGCATTCAGTGGGTGGCCGACGCCGCCAACGACATCACCTCGGGCGCTGCCCGTGGTGCAGTGCAGCAAACTCAACCGGAGGAGTAAAGCATGTTCCCCCTCACAGCACTACTTGAAGTTGGTGGCAAGCTCATCGATAAGCTCATCCCTGACCCAGAAGCCAAGGCCAAGGCCCAGATGGACTTGGCCAAGATGGCGCAGGATGGTGAGTTGGCCAAGATGGCCAACGACACCAAGCTGTACGAGGTCGAGCAGACCAACGTCACCGAGCGCTGGACCGCCGACATGAGCAGCGACTCTTGGCTGTCCAAGAACATCCGTCCGATGGCGCTGGCCGCCATCTTCTTGGCCTATTTCCTGTTCACCACCATGAGCGCCTTCGGCTACAACGCGCAAGAGTCCTACGTCCAACTGCTGGGCCAGTGGGGCCAGATCGTGTTCTTGGCCTACTTCGGTGGCCGCACAGTCGAGAAGCTAGCTGAAATGAAAATGAACAAGAAATGAACCTAACCGAAAACTTCACGCTGGAAGAGTTGGCCACCACCAGCCACCGCCAGTTCGACAACACGCCCAACGACGCCGAGATGGCTAACCTGGTGCTGCTGGCCGAGTTCTTGGAAAAGGTCAAGACCTACCTGGACGGCAAACCGATCATGGTGAACAGCGCCTTCCGATCCAAGCAGGTCAACGACTCGGTTGGCTCCAAAGACACCTCACAGCACCGCACGGGCTGCGCGGCTGACATCCGAGTACCAGGCATGACGCCAGACGCCGTGGTGAGGGCTTTGGTGGCCTCCAAGCTGCCGTTTGATCAGATCATCCGCGAGTTCGACGCCTGGACGCACATCAGCATCAGCGAGACACCACGCCGCCAGGCGCTGATCATTGACCGCGCGGGGACTCGGCCTTTCGCATAAGCGCCCGGTACGCCTCGATGGCGTCCTTTACGTCGCGCTGTAGCTGCTCAATGCGCTCATTCTGCTCGACCATCTTGTCGTTCGCTTCCTGCGCGAACTGGGCTAAATTTTCTTGATTCCAAGTCTTGAAGTTTGACATTTTTTAACAGTCTGTTGATGATGGTGTGGGCCACGTCGAACCTACGGGCTATTTCTCTTGCGCTGACGCCTTCGTCGCGTAGCTTGTAGACGCGGCTTACGGACAGATTTTTGGGGGGTCTACCCGCGCCTTCTCGTTTGCCGCCATGTGTCATTGTTTGTGTATCTTAAATTGGTTTGGCTTTTGCGCCAGCATAGCGGCGGTCTTGCCGCTGATCGCCAGCGTGCCGTAGTTGGGCACATCCTCGCGGATACGCTCGACCGCCTTGCTGGACGCCAGGCTGCGCTTGAGCGCCGTGTTGTTGGCGTTGAGTGTCTCGCCGCGCTTGACGCGCTCCTCGTCGGTGTACTGTTTCCAGTTGAATGCGTTGGTCATTTTGGTTTCTTCGGTAGTGGGCACCAGTGGGTGTAAAAGGATACATCACCGGACAGCGAGCCGTACTGAGCAACGCCACCTATTGACAGTAGTTGCAGCTTGACGCTGCGCGGTGTGTCCTTGTCGATGGGCAGCCAGTAGGTGTCTGTTGCCACGGCTACCGTGTTGGTCGAATTGATGGTGTGGGTCATCGTGTGATTGATTTGATTTTTGCTACGGCAACGCCAAGGTCACCGCCAGCCCAAACTATATGTGCGGCGTCAGCCGCAACATTCGTACTGCTGGCGTAAACAACCGCGTGACTGGCCGCTACTCCGGCGGCGTCTTTGGTCCGCGCTTCGCACATCTTTCGCCAGCTTTTGCCGTGCCCACAAGTATCCGCGTGCGGCTGATAGGCAGTTAAAGCAGCCCACAATTCGGTTATAGGTGCTGTCTCTCCAGCAGTCACGCATTTGCCGCCCGCGTTTGGCGTACTTACCGGCTCGTTAGGAAATCCGTAAAAAGCCTGTGAACCGGCTGCAATCGGTGGTGTGCATGTGTGAATTGTGGTCGGGTCAGCAG